ATTAAGTGTAATGCTATACCTACTTCGAATAGTGCCCAAAATATATTTAAACCTTTAACAGCTTTACTAGCAATTAGTGAAGCAATTTTCTTCCCTGAACCACTCATTAAAGTTGGAGCATGTTTAGTAAGAGCAGCAGTGCCTTTTGAAGATTTTATCCATTTAGCAAATCTTTTAAAAACATTTAATTTAGGTTGACTAGCAGATGTGCTTGCTGAGAAATAAGGATTTGCGAGAGATCCTGCGACAGTACCAGCTGCAGGAGCAGCGATTCTAGAACCAGTTGTTACACCAGGAGGCTCGATTTTAGAACCAGATCTACTCATAACTGCTTTACCTATTTTACGACCCGCCCATATTCCAGCACCAGCTAAAGCAATATCTCCCCAATCCATACTTATGCCAATATCATTTAATTGTTCTCTTGCTGATAGAAATCCATCAGCAACACCTAACACTGCTACACCAAGATGTTTCAAACCACTAATAAGTGTTTCAATGAGACTAAGCATTTGCTTAGGAAACATTAACCCAACAAGGACCAGCATTTTCTTACCAATGCTTGAAAACAAATTTTCAAAAAGATTCAACAAGGAAGATTCGATTTTTGTATGAGGTTCTGATGCTTTCTCTCTTCTTGTGTAAGAAGCACTACCAGTACTTTTACCAGTACTTTTACTAGCACCTTCTTTCATGTATTGGGAACCTTCCTGAAGGTTCTCTGCTATATCTCTCTGCGAAGCCTCTTTTGACTGTTGCAATAACAATCTTTTACTTAAAATAGTATTGTAGAGAGTTTTCTGATTACTCTGTGAAGAAAGGCTTGCAGATAATGTTTGAGTGTTGGTCATGATTGTGTCTTATATTTTAAGTTTTCTTTTTCTATATGTTGATTCAACATTGCAACATACAAGTCCCTCTCCCAAGGTATTAAATTTTCAATTTCTGTCAAACTGTATTTGTGATATTGCATTAGTGCAAAGTTTAAAGTATAATAATTGGATAGAGTGTTATGAGAGAGGGCTATTAAAAAAAATCATTCAAACCATTCATTTTCAAAGTATGAACATATCCGCACTTTTTACAAGTTACTTTGTACTCTTTTTCAAGTTTTGGTATGTTTGAAAAGAACGATTCCATTTTCTTGAATTGCACTGTTGTTAAGCCGTCAATAAATTCAATTAACTCATCACGATTCATATCTTTAGCATAATACACTTCGTTTTCATCCCAGATGTAATCAATGCAGTTTAAAATGACATTCATTGCATTTTCAATATCTGTAGAACCAAATAATGCAAATTCCAATGTAGGATACTTCATTTGAATTCCAACTTTTTCTGTCAACTCTATCTTAGATGAGTGACCCTCTGGAATAGTTATAGTGACTTCAGATAGATTTATCGACAGTTTTAATTCACCACCACATTCTTTTGCATCAGCACCTTCACCAACTATATTATTACAAGTGTAAGATAATTCTGAAATCTCATTAACCGATTTGGCGCGAATATTTAAAATCAAATATTCAAGATCGAAAGATGGTAATGAGTCAACATCAACATCTTCATCTAAAATACAATTAGTTAAGATTTGCTTAGTTGCTTTTAAATATTCTGACGGCTCTTTAGCTTCTATAGCCATTAGAAGAATCTTCTCTTCTTTTACCAGAAACGGTCTGAATTTCAGTTTTCTTTCATTAGAAGGTAGTGTAATTTCATAATAAGGCACATCAAGTTTAGGTAACATAAATTTCTCCATTAATGTTTTGTTTTAATCAATCAAATTATTTTAGAATCTTTTTCGCTAATGACGACATACCAGCAGATGCCATATCACTGACCGATGGCAATCTAAATGATGGTTCATAAATGCTTTTATAATATTCATATGTAAAGTTCACAGAAAGCTTGTGATAAGTGTCAGATGACCAGTCGAGTTGCATTTCATTTATTGATGTTGGAAATGCATTTATAAGCTTAACAGCGTACACTTGTTTTATTGTATCATCAAACTGAATGATAGATATATCTGATGTATATCCTCCGGTACCGTCTAAACCTTTTTTAAATCGAACATTGTTTGTATCTCTTGGTATAATAGAATCCATCCAAACATCAAAAAACTTTCTCTCATAAAAATCATTGGTGCATATGAATGTTAACACAATATCGCTATATGTTGAATTTGTTGGATATTTTTGCACTGGACCATAAACTCTATTATCAGCAGTGGCTAATGATCTTCCAGGAAGCTGCGCAATTTCACACTGTAAAGCCAATGATTTTGTTATTGCGTGATCTTTTGTTATTGCATTTTGAGGATTTGCACCAAAAATGAATTCGTTTACAGTGTTGCTTGCTTTATTGACAATGTTTTGAAGGGGATTCATAAACTGCCCTAAAAATTTATCAATAGCAGATGCTTTCATTCCATCTATGCCAGGTGGAATCGGTATAACAACCTCAAAACGGTTGTTTTTTATGAGACCGCCTTTTGAATTTATATTTGATAAAAATATATTAGGTGAAAATGACATTTATCGTTTGCTTTCAAATCGTTGTACAGGTAATAATACTGCAATGTTCCATTCGTCTGCTGAAACTTCAAGAAAACCTGATCTCACATGTGAGAACAAATATCTTTTTATGCACGGCTCTAACATTGGAATTTTGGATGCTCTTTTTAGTAAATCATAGCTTAATCTAAATCTTGTTGTTTCATCATAACTTTTATTGTTTAGATATTCACTTAAAGAACCTATAATACCTATGCGAGCTTGTGCAGATACATAGTGCAGATTTAATCCTAGAAAACCATCACCATATCTCTCTATAGGTATAACAAGAGGGAATCTATCCCACTTAGGGAGTTTGTCTTTTGTCTTGGGATCATACCAATAAAAATACATTTTCCCAATCATTGTGTTCCCCCTCACATTCTGAGAGGACATTAGTCTTTCTGGTGTTGCTCGCATCTGTTTTGCTTTAGATGCGATCCATGCTCTGCCAGGATTTGACCCAGGGTCAATACCCCTTTCATCAAGTTTATCTTTTATTCTATCGAAAAGTGTTTGTCTAACTATACTCATGCTACTATTTAGTCATCAAAAAATATTTCAAAAATCACTTGACAACCACTTGACAAGTGTGTAGAATCACTGTGTTGGGTAGATAATGAATGTTACTAAAAGATATCTTTCTCGGTAATGACTTTAAATATCCATCCCTGCTTCTGACAAAAGATATCTGCTGCTCTCCACTTCTCTTGATTAACAGCATATGTTGCTGCTTCCTGAATAAATCGTTTAGTCTTTCTCTTCTGTACAGGCATACGAGTTTGACTATCTGGTTTCACTTCAATTACAAAAGTATTTACTGATCCATCTTTCTGTTGCATCTTTGCAATGAAATCTGGAAAGTATCTATGCTTTTTGTTGTCAACTGGGCTAATGTAAGGAATAACAAGTTCTTCCGATGCCCAAGTCAATACATTTGGATTTGTATCAAACCAATGCATCACTCTTCGTTCCCAAGAAGAACGATATATGATGTTAGTTGAATCACCACTATATTTTTTAGGGTTTTGTGGTGTAAATATTCCCTTGTATGTTTTATGGATCATATAAATATGTATATATTTGATTCATATAAATAGTATAAAAGTTATTTAGGTAAAATAAATGGGACTATTTGGACTAACCACACTACTGGGCATCACTTCGACAAAGTTTAAATCTACTAATAAATCTGGTGCTTCTCAGGGAAGTGAAGCACTTGATCATTATAGTAATGAAATGGGTTATAATCTCATGAGATATCCGTTGGATATCGGTGATTATCCTAGAGGACATTATCTCATTATTCATATCAATGAGCAACGAAAAACCCAATTCAGTGCAAGTTCTCGTGGTGTTATTGTTGGTGGTTTATCGAGTGTGCAACAAAATAAACAACAAGCTGCCACATTAATGGGGGGATCATTGTCTTCAGTGCCAACATTGGCAACTTCTGGTGTGCAATATGCAAAAACTCTTGG